TCTCCGGCTCTGTCTGCGCCAGCATATACTGCCGGAAAAGTTCTTCTTCGTTCACGCGTAAGGGGTTTGGGCGTTCTGTTTTTTCTGCAGGCGCCTCTCTACGCCGGGAAGAGCTTAAGCGCTCGCGCAAATTCCGCACGCCTCGCTCCCGTTTTTCATTCAGACGCTTTGCAAGCGCGCTTTCGGTTTCGCCGCCGGGTTTCAGATAGCCGTCTTCCTTTAGGTCATTATCCCTCTGGAACCTCCTAATCCCCGCATCCAGATTGCGGGTGATGATACCCAGCTCCCGGCCGCTGTCTTCGCACTCTTTTTCATCGTCATTGAGATAACCCGTATCTTCCAGGCCGCGGCGGACCTGCCGGACGTCTTCGTCCTCATTATCAAAGTTATTACCGACCGGGCCGTTTATGATCCGGTCAAATATATCTGCAAACATTTCTTTCTCCTTAATCAAAAAAAAACCGTCCCGCATAAAGCGAGACGGTCAGGTCAAAAGAGCATTAGCGATTGCCGTATAGTTTTTGAAAGCCTTCGGTCACTTTCTGAACGAAAGCCGGATCACGATCACGCCAGTATTTCGGATCACGCATCATGGATTGCAGATCCTTATCGGCGTTATCATTACCCTGGATATCGGAACTGGTACTCAGGACCGGCTCTTCGCCTTTCATCATTCGGTGAAGAGCGATAACGCCTTCAAAGGAACTGGCCAGGTTATCCAGAACATCGGGCGGCAGGTTCTGCTGTCCAAATGTCAGAAGCTGGCGGGAGATTTCTTTCCATTTCTCTGCCCCGCCGAAATGGGCGATCAGTTTTTCAATTTCGCGGTCGGCCTCAAAATCGCCGGCCATTTGCATGATCATCGGCACCATACGTTCAGCCGCCAGGTCATAGACAAACTGAACCTGGTCGGGCGTAAAGCCTTTGGCATGCAACTGAGCATTAATAGACGCATCCGGTTCAAACAAACCGTGCGAACAGTCAACGCAGTATTCGTCCGGCGATTTAGGTACGGAAGGTGTTTTTGAAAGCTTGCGTTCCAGTTCCTTATAAGAACGGGCAAGGTCGTTGACCTTTATTTCGCCGCTGTCCGGATCTTTGAACTTTTCCGGGATTTCGTTATCTAAAAGATTATCGGTCATTTTGATTTTCTCCTTTGTTAAATTATGAGGTTAAGGTTGGCGGCCGCGATCAATCAGGCGCAGGATTGTCGCCACCAGTGCTCTCTGGCCTTCCATGTGACGGAGCTGTTCATCCGGCGCGCTCGGGGCCATAGCCTTATGGAAGGACAGCATCTGCAGATAGCCGAGAACTTTTTTGCCGTCTTCAGTTGAAAACAAACGGGCAAAAGCGCGTTCGATGTCTTTTTGTTCCAGACGGGAAGACTGCACCGTATAGATCAGATTTTTATCTGACTCGTCGCCCGTCATAGAATTACGCCTCAGGTAATGAAACATCTAATATCTCCTGCTGTAGGGGTTGTTGTTGTCTGATCAGATCACCCGGGACGCCCATGGCTTCACCGAGATACCTGGCCGTTTGCGGAAGATCAACGGCTGCCAGAGCGTCACCGCCAAGTGAGCCCACCGTCTCAAGCCAGCTCAGCGTGTTTTGTACGCTCCTTTGACTTTGAGCTTTGGCCAGCGGGGATCGATAATCGATCTCGATATAACGGCCATCAAGTGCCAGATCCGGAATCTCACCGCGGCGGCGTAAGATGGCATAGGCTCTTTTCACAAGCGGTGTCAGAAGTTCCGATTGAAGGCGGCCATAGGTGGCGCCCATCAATAAGGCCATTTCAGCAGAACGTTCCAATACTTCCGTCGCGGTCATCCGCCGATCGGAAATCTGGCCCAGCTTATCTGCCAGCAAAGCATGGCGAATGCGTCCGCGCAGACTATCCAGAACCAGTTCGGACACATCAAACCGGCCGGGCATATCCAGAGGCTTTAACCCCTCAGAACCGACAGCCTTGGGAATGATGGCACCGGGAACCAGTTCGATATTGGCCGGGTTTAGAACGCCATCATCATCAGCCTGCCAGATTCCTGTCACGGCGATTGAAGCGTTTTTCAAAACCAGTTCAACCACCTTGTTCGCCGTTTTAATATCCGGCAAAGCTTTCATAACAGGGGAACGGCCATAGACTTCACCAGGTGTTTTATTCCAGCGGAAAGAAATCACAGGAGTTTCAGTAAATTTTCCTTCTTTTAAAAGAAGAGGACGGCTTTGATCTTCCAGAACGGCAATGAAATCATAGGCACCATTACTGGGAAGAATGCTTTCAAGCACTTTGAACTGAGCCTGAGGATCTTTTTCGCCGTGCCTGATCAGATCAGACGGCAACTCGGCAAACGGATATCGCTCTTTTAACTGTTTTAATGTCAGCGATAATGTTCTGAAAGACCCGTTTAGAAATCCGTTATCTCCCTCTTCCAGAACAATCTGATTCAAAGGAACCGCACTGAATTTAAAAGCAGAAAAAGATCCGGGATCCGTTTCTTCAAAACACAGCGCCGCGGTTCCGGCAACAACCAGATCCAAATAAGATTGGTGTATTTCGACGCTAAAGTTTGATTTATCAAAGTGCGACTGAATAATTTTAGCAGTATTTTCCAGTACAGGCGCTAGTGTCCTGGCATCTGTTTTTGACATTTCGGGGCCGGGTTTTAAACCGAACCACTGAGACCAGGCGGGCGTTAAATGCCCGAGCATACTCGCCGCCAGTTGATCGACAGCATCGAGCGCCGTTCCATCATAAAGCTTGTCCGTGCGACGTGCCCCTGTAGTAAGCGCCTGCATAAAATCGCCACGCTGAGGCAAGGCATAGTCGTAACATTCCTGCCAGTGGCTTTCCCAGTTCATGCGCCGGCCTTTTGCCTTTTCAAAGCGCTGCATCACAAGATCAAGTTTTTGATCTTTCTGATGGACGTTATCTATAATCTGAAAGTTCATGTCATTCTCCCAGTAAAGTTTTTTGCTGCGGGTTAGCCGAAGACGACGTCAGGACGCCTCTAAACCCGGTCAGAACTGTGCCCAAACGGCCGCGATTTCTGCGCAAAAGATTTTGGCGCCGGTTTTCGGAAGCCTGCTCTTCCTCGCTGATTTCAGGTTTTGATGCATCCTCCGATGAAGTATGTCCGGAAGACGGCTGAGGTGCAGGAACTGTGTAGACCACCTGCTGAACAGGCGGCGCTTTTGGACGTTTATTCATGCTGCCCATGAGATTTCTCCTTTCTGATATGAGGGGGTATTTCTGAGATGGCAATAAAGTTGCCAGGGCGTCAGAATGAGACGTTTATGGATGCCGAGAATGCGCTTAACAGCTTCAACACAGGTAAAGAGCATAAACGGCGCTGGTTTTTTGTGATCCTTATCTATGTGGGCAGGTATGATTTTCAGATCCCGCTGCTCCAGCCATGAGGGAAGATCAAAGTCCGCTGGTACATGATGGTGAACAAGTATATCCGTGTACGGAGACAATGGATCTATGGTAACCCACCGCTGCCCGTCATTTAATAAAATAAAGCAGTGCCTGAATCCCGGCTTAAGCCATTTCAGCCATGAGATTTCAGTCTGTCCACTGAAAACAACCCAGGCTTTTTGATTGCTTATACCCTGATCAAATCCGCTCATACGTTCTGACCTCCGGCATATATAACCGCACCATGAGACCAGAATCTGTTCGGGCGCTTTAAGGTCAATCGGTTTTCGCGGACAATACCTTTTCTAATTAAGGCTGGTTCGAGGCGTTCTAGAGCCTGAGTCCATAACTCATGCGCCCGTGCTTCTTTTACCCGCCTTGGATCAGGTGCAAACTGACGGCGGCCATAATGTCTCAGGACCAGTAAATGATCCATTTGAAGGCGGCGATTGCGGTATAACCTGTCAAGAACCTTCAAAATATCCATAGGTTCGCAAGGACGGGAAACCAGTCCTTCTCCGGACGTTACCCTTGCTCCTTCAGCCCTGGCCTGCTGAGCCTGTATGAACCACATCCAGGCCTCTAACGCTGAATCAAACGGCGTGGTTTCGCTGTTTGTCTGGGTTTTTGGCGTATATTTATCTTTTTGTGCCATTTCTTTTCTTTCTCCTGAACAAAAATGTTCTTGTTATGTTCTAATTTATGATAGGATTGTTTTCTGGAGTCAAGGAAAAAATATGATTATTTT